ATGGTCTCAATAAGACCAACAACAGTTTTTTCATAGAAGTATTGTTTAAATTTAATCATATATTATTCGCAACCGCAAGATTTATCTTGATGTTCGTATTCCAACCAGTGATATACCGATGAAATGTAATCAGATGCTTTGGTAATTTTAGATGCAACCCAACCTTCTAATCCAGATACATCATCAACCATATTATAAAGTTGCTGAGAATATTCTGCAAGCTTTTTAAGCTCAGCTTTTGCCATATGAATTTCACTTGGATCTCTTTCTTCTACGTTGTGACCTTCTGCATCACTAGCCATACCTGGTTGGTGGGTCTCTGGTGAAAGATCAACAGCTCTCGCTACAAAAATAGCGTTTTCGTAAAGAGATTGAAGTTTGTGGTTATCTTTATTCTTCATTATTATATTATTTAATGCGTTCTCTTATATGATTGAAAGTTTGCTTTACTAATAATTCTGGAATTGTTTGTGACATTCCTTGTTTAAAAAGATTGTAATCTCCTTCTAATGCAGCTTTTCTTAATTTTGATGCACTCATCCCTTCAACCCCTTCTGAATCTGGGTCTCTTTCCCCAGCTGATTCAAATTTATAGCTGTTAAACTGAAATGGTATATTACCTTTAGAATCAGGCTTACCGTTATATTTACCCACTAATGTTTCAAATTCAGGAATTCTATCACTACCTGCAATATGAATCACGTTGTTATAACCTCTTGTTTGTAAATCTTGTAAAAGATTTATAAGATTAGATCCAGAATCTAAAATTTCTATACCAGCGGGTGTAATATACTTCAATATTTGTTTCTTTTCTTCAAAAGAAAGAGGATCTTTTTTATTATTTTGAGTGTGAGATGGTACTAAAAAACCATCACCACCTGAAGCTTTAGCAACCTCTGTAAGTTTTCTAATTAATTTTTCATGACCGATAGTAGGTGGGTTATAGCGACCAAACGCTATAACAGCTGTTTTATTCGATTGTTCGTTGAAAAATTGTTTAAATGTTTTCATTAATGATTTTTAAATATAGCATCTGGCTTAATAATTAAAGCCGCTGCGTTTGCGTTTACAAAATTTAAAATTGTTTCTGGTTTGAGAGTTTTAAGTTCTTCCTCTGTTGGAATTCTATGATAGATTAACTTACCATCTTTAGTCATGTTAATAATAAAATTATTAAAACCAGGCTTATCTCTTAACTTTGTTATTAATATTAGTAACAACATTTTTGCTGCACCTTCTTCTGGAGTAAAATCAGGTGATGTGATTTCTAAAGCAGTTAAAACAGCTTCAATTTGATCATAAATTGTTTTTATAGTATTAAATCCATTATTACCTAAATCTCTTAAATCTGTATTATTTACCAATTGCTTAATAGTCTGAAATGCAGCAGTTAACTGATGTCTATTAAAAGAATCTATAGAAGGTGCAGCTCTTTTTTCTGTACCTTCACCTGTACTAATACCTTCTCTTAAAAGAGCGTGTATACCAAATATGATAGAAAGTAACGCTCGATTTTCACGTTGATCACCAAATCTACCCAATCCCATTCTAGCAGTATCATATGCTTTTACTTCAACACCTATATTTCTTCCATCATAAACTTCTAAGTCTGGCTTTCCAGCATCTCTATTATCTTGGACTTGGTAATTTTTACTAAGTAGCCAATATAATGCAATTTCACCATTACCTGATCCTTTAGTACCAACAGAATCTACACCCTCACCAGTTTTAGGTGGTGTAATAGGGAATAACATTTTATACAAATCCATATCAGATGCATCTACGGTACCAGATACTCCTAGTTTATAATCACCATTAGGTTGTCTGTTTTTATCCCCTAATGCTCTTGCTATAACCTGATCATAATTTACTTTTGGAACTTCAACCTTTTTAAGTTTAGCTACTTTAATTGTTGGTTTCGGATTAGAAATTGGAGCTGTTGGATTGGTGGTGGGTGTTGTATTTACCACCTGCTCATAAATAGAAGTAAGGGATTTTTTTGATTGATGAATAACCGTACCTCTTAACACATTTTCGTAAATTTTTTGTAAGCTGTTAGTCATTAGATTTATTTAATTGTTGTGATCCAGGTTTACCTGTTTGAAAGTTAGCTGCTGAAAATTCTTGTCTATCTACAAACTTAGTAATTTCAGGACCACCTGTTGTTTTAGATACAGCATACCCTTCTGGTGGTGTTGTTTTCCAGTTACCGTTACCACGATCCATATATGTACCAAGATAAGAATTTCTTGTCATCTCATTAAAAATTTTAACAAGATTATTTTTAATAGTAGCAACAGTTTTAGTGACATCAAAAACCGCTTTAATAGATTTTTTAACCCCTTTCAACTCTTTAATAGTTGATTGCAACTGATTTTGCTTTCGTTGTTTACCAGCTTCACTCTTTAGTGCATTAAGTTCTTTCTGGAATCTACCTGCCATATATTCAATAAATTGTTGAGCTGAAATAGATGTGTTATCTAAAAATTTACCAGATCTAATTTCATTATTAATATATGCTTTAAGCTCAATTGTATATTTTTGTAGGGTATTAAAATCAATACTGTTCATGAGTGTATTGATTTGAGCTTTTTTCTTATCAACATCTTTAAGAAGCATATTTAAAATACGCTTATTAGGGTTAGCTTGTTTATCAATTAAAACATTGAATACAAACACGTCTTTAGAACGAGAAAATTCAGTAGGTGATGTTGTGTATTTTTTAACACGTAAAATACCACCAACCACTTCATATTCAATATGAATCGCGACTCCGATTTGTGATGTTTGGATTTCACGACCATATGGGCTTTCCGGAGCTACAGCATATTTGATTGTATTTGGTTGGAATGTGATGAACGTATTTGTATTTTTAATACCATCAATAGTTTGCGGGGTTTCAGTATTTTTAAGCTGGTTATCAAACATATAATCCATTTGATAAATGCCATTTAATTTTAAAGAAGGTAAATACTGCAGAGCTAACTTTAACTTTTCTGCTAAACCAGGGCTATTAGAGTGATTGTTATTAATATCTTCTTCAGTGTAATTGATTTTTGGATTTTTAGCAAAAGCTGATTTACTTGCTACAAAAAATTTACCTTTAGGGTCTTTACCAGCAACAATGGCAGGTGCTCCATCAAACTTTGTTGATATTTGGTAATCAGTTTCACTTACAAAATATTCAATAGCTTTATCAATATATTCAAGTGCTTCAATTACACCGTCTTTTCCTTTGTTGATGATATTTTCTTCTAAGTGGTCAATGTGCTTTACAGCACCTTCCACTTCATCGAAAAATTCTAAAAATAAATTATGATGTTGTTTAAATGTAAACATATACTAGCTTTTAAGTTAAACCATATTGGTTATCTACCTGAGAAGTTTCAAAATCACTTTTATTGGTAATAAGAATATTTTCGAAATTAGAAAGCATTTCACGTGCATTTTCAGGTGTAACACTATCAACGTTAAAATTTGAAATTTCAGTACGTGTACTATCATCAGGTGTTGTTGTAACAACAGATTTTAATAGTGTAATCAATTTTTTAATAAGAGCAACTTCACCTTGTGATGTTAAAGGTTGTACTTCAGGTGTACCTTCAACTGGAGGAGCTTCTGCTGGCATGGTTGGGTCAGGTTGAGCTGGTGCATCTTGCTCAAGTAACGTATAGGCACGTTCGATTAATTGTAAAGTCTTTTTCATAAAGGTGAAGATGTAGATCTTTTAAGCAATGCAGATTTAATCTGGTTTGTAATGTCTTGGTATGCTCTAACCATATTTGGAGCTAACTGTTGTCTCTCTTTCACCGCTTGTTTTGCTCTACCTGCTGTGGTACCAAATATCTTAGATCCTATATTAGCTTTTGCTGCTAAACCTTCAACATTATTATCGATAGCACTTGTTGATGTATATCTTGACAGATCTTCAGCTTCTTCTTCTGAAATTTTAATCAAAAGACCACCATCAGTTTGTTCACAATCAACATGTAATGTATCACACAATTTAGTAAACAATCCCATCAAACTACCTGTCGGAGCTGTAGGTGTTACTGAAACGGAACGAGCAAACTCATTCACTAAATCTAAAAATTTTGACATAAAAGTATTTATTATTTAAGCCAGAATTTTACGTTGAGATCTTGTTTATATGTTTTTGATAGTTGTTTCAGCCCATATTTTTCGAGAAATTTATATACTTTTTCAGATGGTAACTCTTTTATTGCTAGAGCTTTGTGAAAATTTTCATTAATAACCACATCCGTATCTAAAAGGCTAACATATTTTTTAAGAGGGTGGTTTTCACAAATAACTATCAAATTTAATTTTGTTTTTATAGTTTTGATGAATTTAACAAAAAACTGCAAAAACACGATCAAATCGTTATCACCAACAAGGCAGCATTTTTGTAATTTAGTTTTGTTAACGTAAAATATCTTTTTATCGTGTGTTTTTAACGTTGTGAAGTATGTAATAATACACTGTAAAATTGTATGATAAAAAATACCTGCAACATCTTTATTGGTTATATCGTTTTGCAGATTATATGTATGTAAAGTCTGCGTATAATTTTTACAGCAATTGTCTTGTACAAATTGTAAAAAATCAATAAACAAAACGCCTTTATGTGCTACTTTACATGTCATTCTTGTATTATATGACTTTTTGGCGCTTTTCCAATACGACAGTTAATAATTCCGTTATAAAAGTTTTCAGATACTAACACATCTAATTGGAATTGAATTTTTGACTCATAGTAAGCAAGCTCCCACTTACTATTACAAAACATAAGAATTTCAAATTTGAAGTTATTTTTACCGTATTTTTCAATATCAGCATTTAAGTCATTTGATGAACCTGAATATGTACGCCAATCAGTTTCAACCTCTTTATGTCTTTTATTCTTACGACCTTTTAAAGGTGGCATTTTTTTAACTGACACCATCTGTTTTTTACCGATATAGCATTTGTTTAATACAAGATTGGTTATCTTGTAAATAAATCCGTATGGTGCTTCAGGTGTTTCTGTTACGTTTGTCCAATGTCCAAAATCTGTCATTTTTTATTACGCTTGCGGCGCTTTTTACTTATACCAGATCTGCGTTGTACTCCACCTAATGCTTTTGGTAATCTTGCGTCACCTGGAGCATATATGGAATCATTTGATGTATATCTACCAGCATTTGGATCATAAATTTCACCGTTTGCAGCAACACCAGGTCCAAAAACTGATGCAGCACCACCAGCTACATTATCTTCATCTAGTAATTCAAAAAAACAGTCTTTAAAAGTTGATTTCACGTTAATCGTATTTATTATTTATTATGAGTCTACTTAGTAAGTATATAAAAGAAGTCGAACAAGACCTCGTTTTAAATGACTTCAATATTAAAGAAACCCAATTAAGATTACCAGCGAAAAAGCATTTCTGGGTTGCTAGATTAATTGAAGCAAAACGTGATTTACAGGATCTAATAGATAAAGAAAAGAAGATGACCAAAGTGTTATCTGCAAAAATAAAAGAACAGTCTCCTGTAAATTTAACTGATAAAACTGTTTTGAATCTTATTGATGAACAAGAAGAAATTGCATCAATTAAAGAGAAAAAAAGAGATCTTACTAATGTTGTTGAATATCTTGAAAAGGTTGAAAAGATATTTGGTAGCATGCACTGGGAGATCAAAAACATTGTAGATTTAGGTAAGCTTGAAACATTATGATTTTTAACCTAAAAAATAACAAATTAATATTTCAGTGTGAATCAGAACTCTTCAAACAAGTAAGGGAGCATTTTAGTTACCCTTATGAAGGTCATTCCTTCATGAAGAGGAAAAATAAGTTCATTCCTAGTAGAAAATATGTTATAACACCTACCGGTCAGTGTGAGGTAGGTATGTTTTGGGAAATTAATAAGTACCTCCATGAATGTAATGTTGTTGTACCTTCAACATCCATTACAACAGAGTTGTCAAATTTTTTGTCAAAACAGTATGACTTTACATATTATAACAATCTTAAAGCTGATGGTAACTCGTTGAGAGAATATCAAGAAGATGTGGTAAAGTTAGCTCTTAAGACTGGTCGTGGTATATGTTTAATGGGTACCGGAGCTGGTAAAACTATTACCACGGCATCGTTAATAGAAAATTATTACCTAAACTCTTTAAAGAAACCAACATTTAAATGTTTGGTGGTGGTGCCAGATCTAGGTCTTGTAACACAAACGTACAATGATTTCCTTTCATATGGAGTTTCTTTCAAATTAACAAAATGGACAGGAAAACATGAACCAGATTTAACATCAAATGTGTTTGTGGTTAATATTGGTATTTTGCAACGAAAATTTGAGGAAAATGAGTGGTTACAACACATTGACCTACTAGTCGTTGATGAGTGCCATAAAATGAAGGCAGATGTATCAGGAAAACTTATTTCCAAAATACTAACACCACACAAATATGGGTTCACAGGAACACTTCCTGATAAAAATGGAGACCGTTGGGCTGTTTT